AAAGACCGTGACGAGATTTGGAAAATGTACTACGAGCTAAAAGGCAATCTGACGGCTATTAGCAAGGAGCAAAAATGAGCCAAGCACTAATCGACGAGCTTTCAAAAGCCGAATACGCTTCGATGAGCGACCAAGCGGCAGCCGATGCAATCAACGCGAAGACGGTGACGGTGCGCAAGCCTGTTGACTTATGGATGGTGGTAGAGCATTCGTCCAGGAATGGCTACAGGGCCAAGCTTGAGCTAGCAAGAACGAACGGCAACCATCCATGCCAAGAAACGGCAATCAACATTCTTGAGTATATCAATTCGCCAAGGCTGCAGACGGTCGACATGGATTTGCCGTCTACGCGCGGAATGGTGCAAGCCTTAGTGCAATGCCAATTCGCTACGCAAGCAATGGCCGATGAACTATTGGCCCTGGCGGATCAAACCGTTCGATGGGTCGACCACAACGGCATCGGCACGCTAGGCAGGGGTGCAGTCCAGAACGCTCGCAAGGAAATAAATAATGCCCAATGACATCCTGATTAAATACGGTTCTCAACAGACGATCACGGCGGCTATTGCTTCGCTTGCATCCGACACAAACTTGCTTGCGGGGCTTGAATCGTCGATCATAGACAACACAAGCGACGGCTACGAGGATATAATCCTCAGCGGATTTATCACGGTCGGAACAGGCCCAACAGCATCGCGCATAATTGAAGTTTGGGCCGTCGCATGGAATGGCTCGGGCTGGCCGGACGTGTTCGATGGTACGACCTCGGCAGAAACGATAACCTCGGCAGACATAAAAAACTCGATTTGCAAATCGGTCGCAAGCATATCGACGACCAACACGGCAGACCGACGCTACGACTTCACAGGTGTCTCGGCTAGATCGGTTTTCGGCGGGGTGTTACCCAGTAAATTTGTTTTGTTTGTAACCCACTCGACTGGCGCGAATCTTAATTCGACCGCAGGCAATCAGGGATTGTTCTACGAGGGCGTTAGGCCCCAGGTGCAATAATGAGCGAACGCGGTTTGGTCGGTGCGTGGTGTCCATCGCTTGGGGCTACAGGCTTTCGCTTGCTAGATCGAAGCGGGCGAAACAATCATTGCTCGATGCTGAATACTGCGTCAACGGCATGGCGAACGAGCGGCGGCAAGCTTGCGTTTTCACACGACGGAACTGACGACCGGGTGTTTAGTAGCTTGTTTCAAATGTCGGCGATGAGCAACCAGACAAACAGTTTTTCGATTTGGATTAACCCAACAACGACAGGCTCTAACGCCAGGATTTTTGGGATCGGAGAATTTGGGGTTTCGTTCGGACTGAAATTTAATTTTCAGAATCTGGAGTTTATCTTCGGTGGGACTGCGATTCTTTCTGTTGTTATGACCTCGGCGGCTTACGCCAATCGATGGACGCATATTTGCGGGGTTGCGGATGCTTCTGGATCGCGGCTATTTTTTGACGGAGTGCAAGTAGGCACTCGATCCGACACGGTTTCCCTGGCTAAGACTAACGGGTTAAGTATCGGGTATAGATTTGGGGTTAATAGCGAGTTTTATTCTGGACTTACAGATGATTTTCGGGTCTATTCTCGAACGCTGACGCTACCAGAAATCCGGCAGATGTACATCGGCGGCAGGGGCTACGGGCTTTTGCCAGAGCGACCAAGACGACGCGGTAAAGCGGCGGGGGCAGCATTCAAGGCATATTGGGCTAGGCGTCAATCACAACTAATTGGAGGCGGTGTCTAATGTACCCAAGAAACGCAGCAAGCCCGGAAAGAGTATCGATTGGTCCAGTCGTCCAAATCAGCGATGGTGCGGTGCAAACGGCAGGCGTGACCGTTCGGGTCTTGCCTTTCGGCGGCTCTGAGGCTAACGGGGCCGGGACGGTGGCTTACTCGACGGATGGCGTAGTCTTGTACACGCCGACACAAGCCGAGACTAATTACACTTCATTCGTTTTGATCGCCAAGAAAACGGGATGCATTCCGGCGAGCGTAACGGTGGTGACTAGCGAATCAACCGTGAGCGGGCGAGTCTATGTTGCGACCAATGGCGACAAGACCGGATACACAGCGACAGTCTCGGATAAGACAGGATTCAGCCTATTGGCCGGAACTGGCCTTGGTGCTCAAAGCGGATCGGTGGCGCTAGTAACGAAAGTCGAAGAGCTTGGGGCCAATGCGCTGACGGCTAACAGTGCGGTAGATGCAATTCCAACGGCGGTTTGGAACGCATTGCTTGCCAGCTACACGACGGCTAACACCTTCGGCGCTCGGGTTATTCGGTCGGCCAACTCGAATAACACAGTCCAGATAACCGGCGGCGGCAGTAATCATATCTTCGCAGTGCTTCACGACGCCGAGCCAAACTCGATTCCCGAAGATGCTTTCGTTGATGGTGCGTTGTCGGCTCGGGTGATTGCAACCGACGCTATCGACTCCGATGCAATGGCAGCAAGTGCGAACACTGAGATCGCCAACGCAGTGGCAGCTACTCAGGCCCTTAGCAGGCTCGACAGCATGATCGAGAGCGATGGAGCGGGGCAATTCCGCTTCGATACGATCGCCTTGGAGCAAGCCCCAGCCGGCGGCGGTGGCAGTGGGACGGACTGGAACACGAATGAACGAGCAGCGTTCCGAACGATCCTTGGGTTCAATTCAGCGGGTGATATTTTGGATCCGACGAGCGGGATTCTGGATGAGATTCGCGACTCGATCACGGGCAGCCAAACGATCAACGTCTACCCTGTTTCGGCATCGACGCCTGAGCGGGTGGCAGGAACTACATTGACGTTCTACAGGGACGAATCGAGATCGGTTTCGGTGGCTACTGATTTCACGCTTACCAATCTCACGCTCCAATTCACGGTCGAGGATCAAGACGGGACCGATGTCTACACGCTCAACAACGCGTCAATCAATCGATCGGGCCAGACCTTTACCATACCGATCACCACAGCGGTTACGGGTGGGCTAGGACAGTACCGTTGGTCGATGCGGGACGTTACTGGCGGTGGCAATAGCGTGATCTCCAGAGGCGTTCTCGCAGTCGAAGAGGCGGCGTCCAATGGCTAAGCTTTGCCGGTGCGGAAAGATTGTTGCTGACCGTTGCGAGTGCGATGGCGGTAGGTCTACGCAGCGAAGGCCACAAGCCAGGGCGAACTACGATTGGACCCATCGAGTAGCCTCGGAGCGACTGAGGGCAGAGCGACCATTGTGCGAGCGGTGCGTTATGCTTTACGGCGTTGTCGATGCGAAACCATCGAAGGATATGCACCACATCCATCCAATCGCCAAAGCCCCTGGATTGGCGCGTGAAGCGTCCAATTGGCTTGCGGTGTGCGAGCCATGTCACGAAGCGATCGAAGGCGACGAGGCCCAAGGCATGGCTGTAAAACGATGGAGTGACGCTAGCTATGATGAGGCGTTGCATGGGGCCAGAATGAACGGGGGGTATCAGAATGTTTGATACTAAGCCCGCTCGATCGCTCGTGGTCGCGCCTGTTACGCTCCGCAAAATTGGCAGTTTAGGTCAGGGAGGCTAGGTTTTTCATGGTAAAGGGCCGAAAACCGCTTTCTAACGCAGTCAAAGAGGCATCCGGGGCTTTTGCTAAGGATCCACAGCGACGCAACGCAGACGAGCCAAAACCGAAGCTAGGCAGGCCCAAGATTCCCGAGGCGGTCGAGTCGGATGTAGCGGCGAAATCTCGTTGGCATTGGGTTTGCGATCAACTCGAATCCATGAACTTACTTGCCGAGACCGATCAGGGCTTGATCGCGGGCTATTGTCTCGATTATTCGATGATGCTTTCGCTATGGGAATCGATCAAGGGCGGGCAAGTCTCGGACATGAACGCAAAAGGCGGCATAACAACCAAGCCCGAGGCGAATCAGTTCCATAAGTTCGCCGATCGATGCCTGAAAAGGGAGGCCGAGCTAGGCTTAACTCCTTCGGCTAGGTCAAGACTCAGAGCACCCCAAAAGGATGAGGAGGATCCGTTCCAAGAGTGGCTAGCGAGGGCAACCGGGTGATAGCAAGCGGGATCGGCCAACGTGTCGAGGAATACTGCAACGCAATCGAAACGGGCGAAATCATCGCTTGCGATCGCGTTAAGGATGCGGTACGCCGATACCGGATCGACCTAGAGCACCAAAGCCAACCGGATTTCCCTTATCACTTCGATCGACGACAGGCTGAATTAGTTTGCGAATTCTTCCCTCTCGTCTTGCGTCATTCCGTCGGAGAATTCGCGGGCAAGCCTCTCATCCTCGAAGATTGGCAGCTATTCGGGCTATGGAACATCTTCGGCTGGAAACGCGATGAGGACGGCTCAAGGCGGTTTCGTAAAGCCTACTGGTCGATGGCTCGGAAGAATGGGAAATCGACGCTCATCGCGGGGCTTTGCCACTTCCTTGGGATGGCCGACATTGACCCAAAGACCCGCAAGCCCGAAGCGGTAGGGCAGATCCTCCTGACGGCAACCAAAAAAGAACAGGCCGACGTTGTCTATTCCGAGTGCGAAAGGATGGTTAGCCAGTCTCAACCACTACTAAAGTACACGGACATAAAAAACGAAACGATAACCTTCAAGCACAATCAATCGTTTATCCGCAAGGTGTCGAGCGAAAAGCCTTTCGACGGATTGAACCCGCATGTTGTGGTAATGGATGAGTTGCACGCATGGGGAGCGTATCATCGGAAGTTTTACGATACGATGGTGACAGGCTCGGCTAGTCGCTCGCAGCCATTGCACTTGATTATCACTACGGCAGGGGCCGACGACTCGCACCTATGGCTAGAGGAATACAACTACGCTGTCAATGTTGTTTCTGGCATCCACAGCGACAACACGCTATTCGCTCTAATCTACGAGCTAGACGATAAAGACGACCCGGGCGATGAGGCGAACTGGAAAAAGAGCAATCCGAATCTCGGCGTTTCAGTAAAGGCTGATTACCTTCGGGAGCGATGGAACGAATCCAAGGCAACCGCGATCGGCATCAATCGATTCAAGCGGTTTCACGGAAATACCCTAGTATCATCGACCGAAAAAGCCTTCGACCTAAACGACTTCGATAATTGCGTTGGGGCTCATAGCGATTGGAACGGGGCCGATGCTTTCGGCTCAGGGGTTGACCTTGGAGCTCGCGACGACTTAGCGGCTTACGCCTTGTGTGCTCGATTCCCGATCGATACCGACGCCAAAGGCAAAACGGTTTTCCGGTATGAGATTAAGACGCGGGCGTTTATCGCAGCAGACTCGAAGCGGGATTTGACGGCCATGCCGTTCTCGGAGTTTGTCCACACCGAAGAATTGTTCAAATGCACTTACCCGATCGAGGATTTAACCGAATCGCTAATTGAAGAGATCGAACTCTACGGCATTGAGCAAGTAGCCTATGACCCTTACAACGGGCAGCAACTCGGCGAAAAGATAGGCAAGGCTGGAGCGACGGCGGCCAGGATGGCACAGAACCAAGCCAATTTTAACGAAGCTATCCGCGATTTTATTCAGCTAATGAAAGACGGGCGGTTGGTATTCTTGGAGTCCAAGTTGCTTCGATGGTGCGCGAACAATGCGATGATATGCAAGGATCGCCAAGATCGGTGGATGTTCGATAAGGCCAAAAGCAAAGACAAGATCGACCTAATTGTTGCGGCGGTTATGGCTTACAGGATTGCTAGTTTGCAGCCTGAGCGTTCTTCGGGTAAACTTTACGTGACTTAAGGAGGCTCGGATGAGTTTATTTAGCGTATTTGCTCGATGGATGGGGCTAGACGATGACTCGTATTTAAGCGGGCGCAGAGTCGGCGTGAACGAGGCCCTAGGTGTCCCTCCGGCTTGGTACGCGCACAATAAGCTTACCGGGGACTTCGGTCGGATCCCTGTTGACGTTAAGCGGGTAGTTGGGCAGGGTTCGATCAACGATACTTTGCATGTTGGCTACCAGCTACTCAGGGAGCAACCGAATAAGATCCAAGCCCCATCGACTTTCAAAGAGCAATTCTTGTCCCATGCTCTTCTTAAGGGCAATGGCAGGGCAGCGATTATCCGCAACGCTCGGACGATTACCGAGCTGATTCCCATGATGCCGGACGCGACTTGGACGATCATTCACGAGGGCGAAAAGTACCATATCACAAAGCCGGACGATCAGAGCAAAAAGAATCTTTTCGATGCTTACGATGCGGACGCCAACGGCTACCTAGTTTTTCACGATGCCGACGTTTTGCACGTTCCCGGCTTTTCCTTCGATGGCGTCGAGGGTATCGGCTTGCTCGATGTTGCCAATAAGACATTCGCGACGGGCAGCGAAGAGGTCAATTTCAAGCTCAACCAACTCAAGCGGGGCTTTCGAGGCAAGCTATTCCTTGAGGCTCCATCGGGTGCGTTACGAAAGACTGAGGACGCCAAGGAGTTTATCGACGAATTCAACAAGACCGAAGCGGGCAGCGACAACGCGGCCAAGGCCGGATTGCTACGCGAAGGCATCAAGGCCAACGCAGTCTCAATGAACAACAACGACGCACAATTCGCAGCCTTGCAAGAGCTGACCCGGCAGGAAGTCGGGATGCTTTTTGGCCTTGAGGCGATGCCAGGGGATGGCGAATCGAGTAGCTACAGCACAAGGGAGCAAAGCCAACTGGCTTACCTTCAATGTCTCGACCATTGGCTAGTTAAGTTCGAGGAGCAATGCGATATGAAGCTCCGAACGCGACGCGAAAAGAGTTCGAGGGAAGTCTACTTCAAATGCAACCCGGCAGCACTCTATCGAACTGACCTAGCAACGACGATGGAATCATTCTCGAAGGCTATCGCATCAAGGATAATGAACCCGAACGAATGCCGGGCCAAGCTCGACTTGAATCCCTACATTGGCGGCGATGAGTTCATCAACCCGGCGATCAGCACAGCGACCGGGGAGCAATCGCCAGACGAAGCCGAAGACACGCCAGAGGACGACAAGGAAGACTCGCAAGAGGACAGCCAAGAGCAAGCCCGAAACGATCGAGCTGTGGAGCAGATGCTACGGGGCTTAATCAAGACCGAAGGCAACAACGCCATCAACGCATCGAAAAAAGCTCAATTCGTCGCTTGGATCGGCAAAAAGTACCCGCAATGGGAAAACAAGCTTGCCGACAAGATCGAAGCGATCGGGCTCGACCGTGACCTAGCAAGGCTCCATTGCGAGAAATCGACGCAGATTTTAGCGGCTTTGGCGGCTCAATACGGCGGCGAATCGCTACAGAAAGCCGTCGAAAACGAGGTTAAAACGTGGGAAAACAGGCTATTTGAACTGAAAGGCGCAAAATAATGATCGAAGTCAAAGCAGAAACCAACGAGATCCTTTTAAGCGGTATTGTTGGCGATGGATGGGATGAATTTCCGATCACGCAAAAGGGCGTCGTTGATGCTTTGCGTTCTTTCGGATCCAGTCCGGTGACGATCAGAATCAATAGCCCAGGAGGCGCGGCCGATGAGGGGATCGGCATTTACAACACACTTCGATCACACGGAGGGGAGGTCACAACGATCAACGATAGCTTAGCAGCGTCGGCGGCTAGCGTGATTTTCTTGGCCGGCAAGAATCGCCTCATGGCTGACGGATCGCGGATTATGATCCATCGAGCGATGGCCTTCGCTATGGGCAACCAAGATGAATTGGGCAAGGTGATTTCGGCATTGAAAAGCTATGACGCGTCGCTGGTCGATATTTACCGGCAATTCATCGGCAAGGAGCCTTCGGAGATCGAATCGCTGATGGCTGCCGAGACTTGGTACAACGTGGACGACGCTATAGCCTCTGGCCTTGCCACAGGACGCGTCGAGAACGGCAAGAAGTACAAGAAGCCGAAGAACGCTTTCGAGTCGGCAGCGACGATGCTGGCACGCCAGAAAATGGCCCAGTTCTCAAAACACTTGACAAGCCCAGGCCAGTAGTCTAGATTTATTGCGTCGGCCAGAAGTGCCAACAACTCTGCAACTTATTAGCGGCAGTGACACACGGTTAAAAACAGTTTGTTTTCCCGTGGCAGTCATGCCGCTATCTTGGTTTTTAGACTGCCACACAACCCAATAAGGGCAGTCGAAATGAAGAGCGCGAAAGCACTAGCAGACGAAATCCAAGCCTTGCAAGCCAAGGTTCAGGCGATTCAAGCAATCGCTACCCAAGAAGCTCGCGAATTGCTCGAAGATGAGCAAGCCGAGATTGATACCATTCTTGGCACCGAAGGTAAGCCGGGCCAGATTGAGAATCTTGCCAAGCAACGCGAACGGGCGATGAAGATCGAGCAAGCCGTCTCCAACACGGTACGCCAACACGTTGACAATCAGCCACTCGCAGGGGCTACCTTCCGAGTCCCGGCAACGGCTCGGGCAACCAAGCCCCTAGCGGTGTTTACCGGGCCGGATGGAGAGGCAGAAGCTTTCCGCGTCGGCAAGTTCTTCCAAGCCCATTTCGGCAGCGAATCGGCTCGGCAATGGTGCAAGGATCACGGAGTCCAAAACACACTCCAGACCAACGACCCAACCGGGGCCGGTGTTTTGGTCCCCCCTGAATTTGTGGCCGGCGTGATTCGGCTGGTTGTTCAGTACGGCGTAATTCCGCGTTACGCATTCGTTCGCAACATGGTTTCGGACACACTGACGACTTCGCGACGCATTACCGGGATGCGAGCATTCCCAGTTGGCGAATCGAAGGAAATCACCCAATCCCAAGCGACCTACGGGCCGTTGAATCTCGTCGCTCGAAAGTGGGGGACGCTTACCAAGGTCTCCAGTGAATTGAGCGAAGATTCAACGATTTCGATGGCCGAAGAAATCGCAACCGAAGCGGCTTTGGCTCATGCCTTGGCAGCCGACGAAGCGGGCTTCCTTGGCGATGGGACCGGGGCTTATCACGGCGTTGTAGGTCTTGCCAATGCACTCGCAGCCGGATCGGTTGTTACGGCAGCAGCAGGGCAAAACACGGCGGCAACGATCACGATTGCGATGTTCCAAGAAGCTCTTGGTAAGTTGCCTGAGTTCCCCGGAATCAATCCGGCGTGGTTTGTCTCGAAAGCTGTTTGGTCGAACGTCATGGGACGCCTTCAATTGGCCCTCGGCGGGAACAACAAGGAAGACCTTGGGCAAGGGCCTGTAACTCAGTTCCTCGGCTACCCGGTTGTCTTCTCTGAGGTCTTGCCAAAGACCATCGGGGCATCGACCAAGTTCGGATACTTCGGCGATCTGCGAATGGCCTCCACTCTCGGATTGCGTCGCAACTTCGAGCTGGTCGGTGACGTTTCGCGGTACTTCGAGACCGACGAAATTGGCTTCCGATCCACGATGCGATGGGACTACAACGTCCACGAGCGCGGCGATGCAAGCAACCCGGGCCCGATCCTCCAATTGGTCTCGGCCTCCTAATTCAACCCAACAAAAGAAAGTAGGTGACTTGTGAATCCTTTGCATTACGTGAAATGTGTCTCGGCAATCAAGCCGGCGGCAATCGTCGACAACGCGACGGTGACGGCTGACGTTATTGATTGTCGAGGTTTTGACTTCGCTCTGATCGTGCTCCAACTCGGGGCAACTGACATCGCGATGACGGCATTGAAGCTCCAGCAAAGCTCTACCAGTGGCGGCGTTTATGCCGACATTACCGGAGCGACCTTTGCGGCTGGAACGGGCTACAACGGAGCTACGCTTGCCTTGCCAAGTGCGACCGATGACGGCCAGACTTGTGCTTTTATGGTCGACATGCGAGGCAGAGAGCCGTTCTTGAAGGTTGTCGCGACCTTTGGAGATGGCTCTAGCGGTGGTTTCATCGCGGGCGTCGCTGTCCTCGGTCTCGGGAAATTGCCACCAACGACCTCGGCGGGTGTTGCCGATGGCGATGTTTGTTTGGTGATCTAGTGATCGTCGAGCTGTTGACAATGTGGAGAGGCTTTCCGGCTCGTACGCGAATGGAAAGTCTCTCCGATGGCGTGGCGTTGATTTTGATTCAAAGGGGTGTTGCAAGTGCGATTGAAACCCGAAGTAGTGACGAAGCCAACAGCCGAGCCGGTGACGCTCAGCGAGGTCAAGAAGCAGCTCGAAATCGCAAGCAGCGACACAAGCCATGACACGCACTTAACCGCTTTGATTGGGGCGGCTAGGGAGCAATGGGAACACGATACCGACAGCGTGACATGCTTTCAAACGCTTCGGGTTCGGTTGCCTTTTTGGACCGATGGATTGAAGCTACCGCGAAGCCCGATTCACTCGATAACCTCGATTCAGTATTACGATGGACTCAACACGCTCCAGGCGTTAGCGGCCAGTCAGTACCAGCTACACGTCGATGAGATCCGGCTGGCTTACCTAGTGACGTTACCGGCGACTGTATCGCGTTGGGACGCCTGGACCGTAACGTACAAGGCGGGGCATTCGCAAGACGGGCAGAGCGTACCAGAGGCGGCTAGGGCAGCAATCTTGATGCTTGCGGCTCATTACTTCGAGAATCGCGACATGCTTATGTCCGACGCGATGCAAACGATGCGACCTTACGAGATGTTGGTACGGCGATTTATGCGGAGCAGCTACCCATGAGGCCAAAGAATCAGCGTACTGGGGCATTGCGTCATCGATGCACAATCCAACAGACGGCAGAGACCCAAGACGCAAGCGGGCAGCCTATCGTTTCCTGGACGGCTTACGTTGTCGATGAGCCTTGTCAGTTTACGCCGACGGCTGGAATCGAATCGATGCGGGGCCGACAACTTGAGGCAGGGACAAGGGCGGTTTTTCGGGTCCGATACCGATCGGGCTACACGGTTCAGATGCGGATTGTCTACCAAGGCGAAACCTACGGAATCACGGCGGTAAACATGGTCGACGGGCTGCGCAACTACATGGACATTATTTGCTCGGCGGTGTTGCCATGAGTACCACAATCGAAATAAACGAGGATCTTATCAAGCAGATCGGCCAAATCCCGTTGATGCTCAGGAACGCTCCATTCGGTCGATGCCTTGGGGCTTTTGCAAAGCCTGTTGCGGCGGCTTGCCAGGGCCACGCAAGATCATCGCGGGAAAGCGGCTCACGAAAAAAATGGTCAAAGAAACTAAAGCAGAACGCAGCCTATCAAAACGACTCAAAGCAGCATTTTGACCACAAGGTTTTTAAGGGCGGCGTTGGCGTTGTCATTGGAGCGACCTACCCAAAGGGCAACAAACAGCAATTCGTCATGCCATACCGCAAAGGCGAAAGCTACACGCGAAACCATTGGGGCAAGCCTGGATCGCCTGTTATTTATACGGGCCGTTCTGGACGGCAATACACTCGAATCAACCGATCAAAAGCGACCGTCGCGACATTCCCCAAAGAGCAACGCGCACCCATGCGGGCTTATCGGCAAACCTCCGGGACTGCCGAAGCGGCTTTCGTCAACCAACTTCAAAAGGAAGTAAAGGAGTTACGAATTGGCTAAAAACCTCAAGCTTACCGACAAGGTAACATTTTCGACCGGAACAACCTCGACCGGGATTCAATTGCAAGGCACGATGCCCCTAGCGATCGTCACCCCGGTCGGATTGGCTAGCACTACGCTTTCGTTCCAAAGCTCCCTTGATGGGGCTAGCTGGTTCGACCTTTACAACGGGTCTAGCCTCTACTCCCTGACCGTTGCGGCAAGTCGGTACATCGCACTAAACCCCGACGTTTTCGAAAGCGTCCGGTACATCCGGATTATTGCCGGATCAAGCGAAACGGCCAAAGACATTTTCATCGCAAGCGGGGAGCGTTAATCGATGTCGGCTATCGGCGAAGCATTGCGAACCAAGCTACTAAGCTACTCGGCGGTATCTACGCTCATCGGGCAGCGTATGTATCCTGACGCCCTGGTTCAAAACGCAACGATGCCAGCGGTGGTTTACTACGTCACTTCGACCGAACGCGACAATCATTTGCAGGGCCTTAGCAAGCTAGCTCACGCAAGATTTACCATCGAGTGCTACGCACTGACGCGAACGACAGTAAGCGCGATCAGTCGAGCAATTAGAGACACTGGAATCGATGCCTTTCGGGGCGTTGTCAGTTCACACACCTTTTGCGGGGTCGATTTTGATTCCGGCGATGAATACATGCAGGAGCCGCCAACAGACGGCAATCAAGAGCACAGGTACATAGTTTCGTTTGATATGTTGGTCCATTACAAGGAGCCTTAAAGATGCCAGCACTTACCGTTGCAGATACCGGACTTGGAGCGACGATTTCGGGAACCAGCCTTATCACTACTCAGGTAGTTTCCATCGGCGAAATGACCATTTCGGTCGACTCGCTCGACATTACCAGCTTGGACACAACCGGCTTTGAGGCCCTTCGACCTTCGGACCTTCGCAAGAATCCTGAAGTGGACGTTGTGTTCAATTGGCTCGGAGCGGCAATTCCCTTCGCGGCTACGATGATTCCAACCTCGGAGCCTTACGCGGGAACCTCCGTGACAATCACCCTACCAGGGGCCGGATCGTTCCAGGGAACGGCTTTCGTCAAGGAGGTCAAGACGCCGAAGCTCGCCAAGGGCGAAGTCATGAGGGGCAGCTACAAACTGCAATTTGACGGCGCGACCGATATTACCTTCACCCCTGCTTAAGGAATGATCGAAGATGGTTTTTGTATTAAATCGCCAACGTGGAATTTCGTTGGCTACTGGGGTCGAGCGGGACTTGAATCAATGCCAGATCCGCGTTGGCGGTAAGCTAGTCGGCTATTTGCCATTCGGCGAAACGCCACAGATTCAAGCGATATTTGAATTTCCGCATGACGCTTTGACGGCTGACGAAATCGCATCGCTCGAAATGCAACTCGAATCGATCCAAGGCTATCCAGCCAAGGTGCTTGGGCCTGAGCAAGTTTCGCGCACATTCGTCAAGGCAGCACTCGAAGCGATTGCACAAGCAAAGGACGAAGAGGACGATGAGTAACCAAGACGATTTCCTTGCACTTGCCAAGCGCGATTTGGCCGTTGAGCCTGTTACGGTCAAGGGCAAGCAATACTTCATCCATGAGCTATCCGAAGCGGATGCGGCTAACATGGAAGTCGAATTGCAGACCAAAAAGGGCTATGACTGGACAGCACACCGGCGGGTAATGGTTGCCTACTGCCTGCGAGACGAATCGGGGCAGCGGGTTGTCACGGATCCTAACGTACTGCGAGACCTTCCCAGGTCGGTTGTTGGGCCTATTTACGATCGGTGCCTAGAAATCAACAAGTACGACCAAGGCGAAATCGAGGCCCTTGCAAAAAAATCAGAAAGAGCCGACGCCTAAAAGTGGCGTACCGGCTCTGCCTGAAATGGGGAATTCAGGATCCGGCGGCGTGGATGCAGAGTCTACCTGCCGGGGCTCTTAATCAATGGATGGCTTGGGACATGGTGGAACCGATGGGCGAAAAGTGGATGCAGACTGCGAAGCTCTTAGAGGCCCTCTATTTGCCCCTCTACGCACGCGCCGATGAAGAACCGCCCGACGCATCGGATTTTATGCCGGATCGCTTCTACAGGCCAAAGGTGAGCGCAGCGTCGATTCTCAAGCAGTCGGCTCAATCCTGCAAGGCGATGGCGAACCAAGTTAAATCCATGTTCGGATTCGGGGGTAAGTAGCTATGGCGCAAACGATCAACGTAGCGAATATCCGAATCGGAATGAACGCCGACGGCGGCGAATTCACCCGAACCGAATTACGAAGCATGACTGCCATCCTAAAGCAGTCCGAGCCACCGCTTGATAAGTTTCGGGCTCAAATGGCATCGTTTGAAAAGGGGCTACGCGAAGGCGCGATAACCATCCAGCAATTCGTTCAGGCTGAAAACCATCTAATCGCCAAGTACGGTATCGCGACTCAACAGACCGAGCAACAAACGGCAGCGACGAAGCGACTGGCTCAAGCGACGCAAGACGCATCGAGGACCGTTGACGCTCAAGCGATCTCGCTTCGATCACTCCAAGCGGCAGCAGGCCAATACATCGGCATCGCGGCAGGATTTCAGGCGATCAAGAAATCCGTTTTGCTTGCGACGGAACTAGAGAATAACGCGATCGCTTTCGAGGTTATGACGGGATCGGCATCCAGGGCCAATACCCTCCTGAGAGAATTTAAGCTTCTCGACGTTGAAAGCCCGCTAAACTACGGCGAATTCGCTAGGGCCGGCCAGACCTTGATACAGTTCGGTGTTGAATCAACGCGGGTATCTCAGCACCTCGAGCGGCTAGCAGCGATCAGCCTTGGCAATCGCGACAAGTTTCAAAGCCTTTCCCTGGCATTCGGGCAGACGCAGGCGGCGGGTCGGTTGATGGGGCAAGAAGTCTTGCAGATGATTAACAGCGGGTTCAATCCGCTACAGGAAATAAGCCGGACCACTGGTATTAGCATGGTCGAGCTAAAGAAGCGGATGGAGGACGGGCAGATATCGGCTGAAATGGTTGCCAAGGCATTCCAGACGGCCACATCGGAGGGCGGGCTGTTCTTCGGCATGAACGAGCGTTTGTCTCAATCCATGTCAGGCCAATTTGCCAAGATGGAAAGCGAAATCAAGGCGGCAGCGATCAGCCTTGGTACTGACTTGATGCCGATGCTCAAGCAAGTTACTGGAATGCTCAGAGAGGGCATTGGAGGCGAGGGCGGCGGTGAGCGAGGGATTATCGGATTCAACGTTAAGCTAGCCTCGGATGCTTACGCTTCGCTATTTGCGGGTATTGGTACGGGCATCGAAAGCGCGTCCAAGTCAGTTCGCAATCTCGATCTAACCTCTGGCCTTGTCGGCGCAGTAATGGATGGCCTTAATGCGACGCTAGACAAGAGCCAAGAAATCAAAGACGCCGAGCTAGACCGGGAAGCGGCTTTGATTAGGGCGGCCAACCAAGAGGGCGAAATAGCCAAAAAGAAAGCCGAGCAAGTCGAGCAATCGAAGCGACTGGCCGAAGCTGAAATGGCGCGAACCAGGGCTGAGAATCTTCGAGTGAGCACACTCAAGGCTGATATCGAATTCCAAAAAAAGGCTTTTGGCGACCTATCCAAGCTTCGCGAAGAATACGACAAGCTCACGCTAGGCGACGATGAGGCAAGGCGGCAAAAGCAGGCCAGGGACGGCTACAAGCAGCAAGACATCGAGCGATTCGAGAATATGCAAAAGATGGTTGATGCCGAGAAGCAACGTAAAGCCGCGATGAGCGAATCGGCGGCGATCGAAAAAGAAATGATGACCGACAAGCAAAAAGCAACAGCGGAAATCCAGAGGCTAAGAGGTTTGTTTGTTCAATTGACGCCTGAACAGCAAGCCGGATCGATGGGGCAAGCGAACATTGCAAAGCAGGCCCAAATCCAGCAAAAGCTATCCGACCCGGCATTGGACATCGCCAAAAACATTGCCCCTGCCTTGAAAGCCGGATCCAAAGAGGCCTTTGCATTCCTGTTGAATCAGCGAACCGACGCAGCGGAAAAGGCAGAGCGGAAGAAATACCAAGACCAAATGCTGCTTGAGGCTCGAAAGGCCAACGAACTTGCATTGACGGCACCAAGACTAGCGGGGGCAAGGTAATGGCTAACGAATTGGTCGGCGCGGAACTTCGCAAGGGATCCGGCTTTGCCCGCAAGGGTCAAGGCTTTCAACTCATCCTAGGCGAAACTTGGAACTATCGGGTAAAGACCGATCAGGTTACATCCAACCGCCAGAGCATCCTTTACGATACGCCTGGACTCCCTCGGGCCGGATTGCTCTACGGGCCATTGGGCTTGATTTGCGATAGCGTAGATTGCGACCGCGAAGAAAAGCACGCTCTTTACTGGCTAGTCACGGCTCGATTCCAGACAGGGACCGAAGAACAAAAACAGAATTCGGAAGCCAATCCAGACCCGGCAACATGGATCCCGATATTCAAGATCGATTCATTCGTGACCAAAGAAAAGGTTCTTGCCAAGGATCGATCAACGCCTGCAAAATACCCTGTCAATTCAGCCGGAACGCCATTCGATCAACCGCTGACGGATACCTCGAGTTTTTGCCAGTTCTCTTTTGTTCAGTTCGACGACCCAGGGCTAAAGCTCAAAGACTTTCTCGACCGAAACGACATCGTGAACAAGTCGGCTTTCACGGCACTAGGCCAGACGTTTGCAGCTAGAACCCTACTCCTAGAAGTGCAAGAGGCTGAATTAGGCTCCTATGCGGGCTATGCGGCATGGCGGGCAAAGTACAAGGTAACCTATGACCCTGATACCCACGATGAAAAGCGGGCCGACATTGGGCCATTTTATCTCGACGGCGGCAATCGAGTGCGGTACATGGATGATAGCAAGCTATTCCCGATGATAGGGGCCTTGAACGGCTCAGGGGCAAAAGCTACTGACCCAGCCGAGTTGGTTTTTCGGTGCAAAAAGGAAGTCGAATTCTCCACCATAATCAGGACTTCCTAAATGGCCGACACAACGCTCTACGCTTTCAACAATGCGGATAGTCAGGCCTTGCTTGGCATGATCGGAGCAACAAAGCCAAGCGGCTCTATTAGTTCGGATTTGGTATCGACTGCGGATACTATCTTGGCGGTGGCTACGTCGGCGATTACAGCTAGAGCCGGAACCACGCTGGGCGTAGGGACGGCGCGGGCTAAGCAGATTTCAGACGCTAGGGTACTCTCAGATTTGCACGCTACGGATATCGAGGTTTTGAACGCTGGATCGGCTGTTGCTAATGGGGCAATGCTAAAGTGCTTTCGGGTCGGAAATCGATGGCTAGCCGTGGAGATTTGCTAAATGGGTACAATGGGCGGTTGCTGTTGCGATTGTTGCCTTGATGCCGAGGACATGCCGTTTACGAGCGTTTCGCTAATTGCCCCAGCCGACGACTGCGAAGGCGGGCTAGGCGATGGGCTAGGCGGTGGCGGTGTTGGCATTGGCGGTGGGCCGGAAGAGCCTATTTATCCATCGGCCAGTTTTGTTCCAGTCAATTGCTGTTTCATCGCCGATTTCAATTTAGCTTGTCAAGAGTACACGAAAAACTGTGCGGTTCTTGCGACGATCCAAACCGACATTAGCGCGAAATTTGAGTATTACCGTAGGCGAATACCCTACCTTGCAAACGGAAACGATCCGGTTTCCTGCCCTTGCGAATTGATTCAATCAAACCTTGTGAGTGAACAGACTATTCATAAAGCATGGTGGCTCGAACGGCATAAGCTAGTTGGCTTGCGGGTTCACGTTGGCAAAATTCGCGTTCAATGCGAGGGCGGCGAGTCGGCTTGCAAATTCTATGTTGCGGTTAGCTACATTTTCGAGCAATGCGAGTTTGTGCTTGGGTGGGCGACCGGAGGCAGTTTTTTTGCTGAGTTTACAAACAGCTACGATTGCACTGGCGTTTACCGTGACGGGACTTGCAGTTTTAGCAATCAATTTGAAAACTCAAGCACGATCAACGACTGCAACGATTTAATGGCAGCGTTTCCGGCTCAATACTGCAATGAGTTTCAGCAAAAGATTATCAGCCGGATCAAGATATTCGACACGTTGCCGACTGGCCAAATATCAATCTCGGATGCGGATTATCCCCCGCTAAGTTGTTGCGGCGGTTCGACTGGTTGCACGATAACAGGAAGCCCTTGCGGATTGTCAATCATCGATAACTGTATGCCGAATTTACCTCAGTTCGACGAGCCGTTTCCGGCGTTCTGCCAAGCGTCGCTCGGGCAGCCGCCATACGAAGAGGGGTGCGAAATTGTTGTGGGATGTCCGGTGATTCGAGAAATACCGTTTCCCGAAAACGTAGACGATCGATGCTTCAACTACTTTATCTACAACGAATCTGTGGACTGCTTTGTTCTCGTAGGAGGTCAAGGCGCGGGCAGCGGAAACCTAATCGAAAGCACAGTGATTAACTGCGGGTATTGCATCGAGGACGGGCAAACCGTTTGGGCTGACGCTCCTTTGATTCTATTAGACCAATGCGCTCCAGGTGCTACGCTCTGCCTGACGGGTGAATGTTGCCAGAACGAGCTAGTAAACTCAATCCAATTTGTTTGCCAGGAGTTTTACGAGGGCCTTTGTGCTACGGTGATTTCCGATTTGGAGTGCGAAGTCGGAGAGCCGCAGTATTTTACCGGCGGCGCGTTTTGTTTTAACTTGCCAACCGTGACGATCCAATTGACATGAGCAAACGAATAGTACCGGTACACTACGCCGATTCGAGCACGACCCGCGAATACCGGATGACATACGCATCCATTAACATTACGCCGATCGGCAATCCGTGGAAGTCGCTACACGATGGCAGCATCCTGACGCCAAGAGACCTAGCGAACTGGGAAATTCGCATCCCCCAATACGGTTGCTCTTGCAAGCGATTCTACGCCGAATGGAAAGCGGCCAACCCCCCCGACTTCTCATCCCCCGAAGCATTCTTTGCATGGGGCGTAGCACTCCATAACGCAGTCAATGCGAAGCTTGGCAAGCCCGAAATCACGATCGACGAAGCCTTATCTATTTGGAGAAAATCAGATGGCGATACCGAAATCAGCGGGACGATTGTACCTTGAGGAGCTTTGCAAAAAGTTTCCTGGTGCTCCAAACATTGGGCTAGCCAAGCGAGCCAAGCAGGAAAGGCCCGAGACGTTTTCATCGATCGATTCAGCCCGAAGCATGATCCGCAACATTCGCGGGGCTCTCGGAAAAAAGAATCGAAACCAAGCGACTCAATCGCGACCAAAGGGCAAGGCGGGCCAAACCCCGAAGATGCCCCCATCGCTAGCAGAGGCCTGGGAACCCGTCCAGGTTGACGCCAAACGCATCGGAATACTATCCGACGTTCATATACCCTACCATTCCGAGATTGCTTTCGGCGCGGCCGTGGCGAAGCTTAAAGCGTTGAAGCCGGATTGTCTTTTGCTCAACGGGGACATCGCGGATTTCTATCAGGTCTCAAGGCATCAACGCGACCCGAAGCACAGGCGATTTTCCGAAGAGTTAAGGCTAGTCATCGAGGGGCTTGAGTGGCTTAGGTCTCAATTCCCGAAGATCCGCATAATCTACAAGCAAGGCAACCACGAAGAACGATGGGATCACTTCATTTGGAATCGCGCCCCTGAGATTTACGACCTCGCAGCGGTACGGCTCGATGAATTGACGCAATGCAAGCGGCTCGGAATTGAAATGATTGGCGACCAGTTGCCGATTGTGCTCGGCAAGCTTCCGGTTCTTCACGGGCATGAGCTAGGCAAGTCGATTTTCAGCCCGGTCAATCCAGCCAGAGGAGCGTTTCTTCGGACGCATCATACTGTCTTGGTAGGGCATAGTCACCAAACCAGCGGACACGCCGATACCGATATGTTTCACAGCGAAACATTCGTTTGGTCGACGGGTTGCCTTTGCGACCTAACCCCCCAATATGCGCGGGTAAATCGTTGGAATCACGGTATGGCATTCGTTGAGGTTGCGAATGACAAGTCTTTCAATGTTGCGAATTTCCGTATCAACAAGCAAGGCGATATAAGGGGTGCGTAGATGGACCTGTTCGCCAAGCTACGCGATTCGCTAAAGGCGAAACACCCAACCATTGCGGTATCGGTCAGGCGTTGCCGGATGCCCAAGCGGCTCTTGGGTGATTGTTGCCGACAGGTCGATCACTTCCTTATCCGCGTCGATGCAAGCCAACCAGAGCAAGGCCAGCTAGATACCCTCGTCCACGAATTCGCCCACGCTATCGCCTTTTTGGAGTTCGAGGAAACCGGCCAACACGGGCCGATTTGGGCGTCTGCTTACGCCGATTGCTACAGAATCTACGAGCAAATAGCCACCTAGCCAAAAAAACCACAATCTTTTTTCCCTGCGTTTTTGTTGGCGAAACGACTATTTCGGAAAAAACTTCGATATCTTTATCGATAAAGGTGTTGATCTTTGTTCGGGGTGGCGATAATATACACACGTCGACAGCAAATGAGACTGACGACGCAACGCAAACCGGAGACGATGAAATGTTTTACGCAATCAGAAAAAACCCAAACAACACAAGCCTGTTTTTTGATTACGACACAGAAACCGGAAAAGAATTCCAAACGCGCGAAGAAATTGAAAAAGCAATCGCAGTTTGGAAATCGCGAGTTACGCCGAGAATGGCAGAGGGCGTAGTTTTCGAGATTTTTCAACGCTAGGCAACTGACAGGGCCGGGGGGAATGGGCCTCCCGGCTTTTTGGAAAAACTTCTTGATCTTTTCCCGAAAACCTGTTGACCTTTAATTCCCTGCCCGATAATATACACACGTCGGAAGCAAATGAGACGACCGACAAGACGCAAACCGGAGACGATCACAGATGACCAAGACACACGAAGAGACGATCGAAAGCCATGTTGATTCAAACGTATCGATTGCGATCGATCAAGCGGAATCTTACGGCGGGCTTCGCGGGGCGTTCGACTCTTTTCGCCAAAACACAATCGATTCGTGTATCGCTGACGGATACGACGCAGACGAAGCACTCAACGCGGGAAGTTGTTTTTGCGCAAAGTTCAACAAGGCTGCAAGGACAGATTTTTAGTAAGGGGCTTAAGCGTAATGGACTCAAAAACCGATCTGCCTGGATACTACGAAAAACTTTCCGAGATGCTAACTGATTACCCTGTAAGCAAGCAAACTTGCGAAAAATCTTCTGAGGCGATTTTAACATTGCTTCGTGAATTACGGTCTTTGGTTGATGAGGTTGAGCTTGCCGGAGACTACAACTCGCAATTTGGTATAGGGCATGCGTTAGATCGTGCTTGGTCTGTGATCGAAAGCGAATAACCCACTAACCAGCCGACAACGGCAAAGCCCTTCGGGGTCTTTTTACTCACACTTTTTTGGAGACGATACGATGGCGAATCGAAGCAGCGGAAAATGGGATCCAAGCGCAGAGCCTTATCGAGTCCGAAAGATTCGCAGTAGTTTTGCCCCTGGTTGTCACGGCTGGGCAGATTCGGTAGCGACCTATGCAACGCTAGACGAAGCAATGGCAGCGATGGATGCACGCATGACAGGCGGCGAGTATGAATACCAGCTAGACCTAGCAAAGATCGAGGACGGCAAGCATACAGCGTGGGTTGAACTGGCGAATCGCAAGTTTCGCAAGCAACTTATTAAAACTAAGCACTTTCCTAGGGACCAAACAAAAGCACGGTAGCCCCATGAAACCCTGCACCAAATGCACCTTGACCAAGCCCATCTCGGAGTTCCGGCGATCCAACCGGACTCGCGACGGGCTAGACACTCAATGCCGATCCTGCCGGAAGGCCAAGGCCAAGACGGCAGAGGCGCGAAACACACCTTCGACGCGGGCCAACTGGGCTCGCGGGACGCTGGCAAAACTACACCTAACTGAGAGGGATTATTGATGAAGAAAACCAACATAGAACTGGTCGAAGATATCCGGCGATCCGGACAGGCGATCAATGAGAACTGGGACTTGGCTTTTTGCCTGAGCGGATCTGTTAACCTCGGAGGCCTGGAAAAGGTCGAAAGCCATGCCAACGCACTGCACATCTACTGCAAGCTCCTACGGCAGCGGATTGAGGCACAAGACCCGGCAATCCAACACTTACGCAAAACACTAGCGGAGGGCGAATAATGGCACTGCACTGCGCAACCGAACTGAGGGCAATCGCGGAACTTTTGGACGCAATCGAAAAATTTCAATGCGACCTCTCGCACGATCTGATTTTGACTGGAAGTCTCGACGTTTCTGACGGTTCAGTAAACCCAAGAGCCGGACAGGTGCAAATCACCGAGGACAACTGGCATTACGTAATACAGGAAACCAAGGAAAATGAGTAACGACAAAATACCGGGCGTACCGGAGGGCTGGGAGTTGGTGAGAATCGGCAAGCCTGAGATTGGCGAATGGTTTATTGACGGGCTAAGTGAACCCTATCAGGCGATTGATGACGGCCACTTTCGTGGATGCGCCATTATCCGCAAGATCGAGAAGCCCGCGAAGTATCGACCGTTCGCGAATGCGGAGGAGTTTAAGCCGCATCGAGATCGGTGGATCAGGCAAAAGGAATCGGATTCTATTTTTCGCGTCATTACATACGACGAGGACGGGTTGTTTGCGTTGATAGAGATTGTAGTCGATCCTTTTTGCTGGGAAGAAGCTTTCGAGGATTTTGTATTCGACGACGACGGAACCCCCTTTGGAGTACGCATTGATGAGTAACACGGTCAACGTCAACACAACGCAACCAGAACCCTGGGAAGCCATAGGACGCAAGGCGGCGTCGGTCGAGGGTATTGAGTGGTCAACCTTCGTCGGATTGGCAATCGTCGACAGGGCTATTCGGGTGCTCCAATTGGATCCCGTCGAAGCATGGGCGGCATTGCCCGAGAGAAAGCGAGGGCGTCCAGTCCACTACAACCCCAAAGACGCTCCAGCGATCAAGCGGAAGCGAGGGCGGGCGAATGGATAAGTTTTATTTGCTGGTGACTGCAACGCGAAAGCGGGTCAAGGGCTCGAAGTTGCGACAGACGCCGAAGAGGGCAACGCGGATAACGCGGGTGGCGAAATGTAGATTCGACAAAGACGCTATTTACGATGGCGTTAAGACGGGTCGATGGTTCAGGATCGAGATTTACGACAGTCCCTTTCGAGGGATGCCTACACTCGACGATGTTTTCGTTGGCTTGTCTTCCGACCCTGGTATCAGGGCAGCGGAAGCACTGGCCGAGCGGATGGTATCGGGGCTGAGTCTTGCCAGCGGCGTGAAATGGGAGGCTAGCTGCGGGCCGATCGATGCGGAGGATGCGGCGTTACTTAGGATTGAACTGGAAGTTGTTTAGTTTTTTGGAGAATGAAACGATGAAAGTCGATGTTAATTTTTTGAGGCGTCGGGCGTACAGCCTTGGGCGAGCGGTTGAAAATTTGGAAAGCAACCGAAACGCGTTTAAGGACTGCGAAGAGCTCGCTGGGGAATTCAGGGGCATCTTGGAGCGTATTGACGAGGCACTAAGCGAAGTCCGGTCGATCCGAACGGCGATTGAAGACAAGATTGACGAACTGGAGGGTGCATCGTGACGTTTAACAAGGGCGATTTTTTGAGGCGGCGAGAATACGCAATCCTTTCAGCCGTCCAGTATCTTGAGGCTCTTTGCGACGACCTGGAGCACGCGCCAGACGATCGCGACTTGAAGCGGATTGCCAAGAAGGCGAAAGCCTGCTTACTCAAGGCGAAAGAGCTGCAATCGGAGATTTCGATTAAGTCCATTGAACTGGGGGCGGCGTAATGGCAATCCTACTTGTCCTGACCGGCTTTGTCCTCGGCTGCTCTTTCGGTTGCGGGCTAGTTCTATGGGGGCTAATGGATGATTGACCCTATCGAAATCTGCCGAGCAATGTTTGCCGGTGGGTGTGTTGCGATTCTTTTACAGATTTTTGCTGAGGTGATTTATGGACGGGAATGATTTGGCTTGCCCAATAAAACACTCGTATGGCGAGGAGTTTTTTACTGTTGGCGGCCTTACTAAACGCGAACTAATCGCGGCGATGGCGATGCAGGGGATGCTGGCTAATCCCAGCCTAGTCAATGGTAGCACCACAAGTCTGATTGCTGATTGGGCTGTCGATCACGCCGACGCACTCATCGAGCGACTTAACGCCGATCCGGTGGCGGGGGGCGAATGATGGCAAGTGACTATTACGCGATCAAAGCCCTATCCCATTCAATGCTATCCTGCTTGGCTCAGAATCCGATGGAGTGCAAGATGCGATACGTTGACGATCCGCCGACGCTACCCAAGAAAGACTCGGCAGCGTTCGCTATGGGCCATGCGGTACATTGCCTAGCCCTTGAGCCTGAGAAGTTCGACGAGCGGTTTGTCGTCGTCGAGAAGGTGCTATCGGCGAACTCGATTGCGGGACAGATCGCGGCATTCGTTCTTGACGAAAAGACAATGGGGAAAGACTTGCCTTGGATTGCCAAGCCCGAAGGGATTAACCGGAGAACTAAAGCGGGTCAAGCCGAATGGGATGAGTTTGTTAGCGATTGCGCCCTCAAGGATTTGAAGATCGTCGACGATTCGGACTTTGTTAAGGCGATGGATTACGTTGATTTGGTCAAGGGCAAAACAGTCCTCGACGAACAGGATCACGCCGACGCGGTGGATTGCGTCCAGGCGTTGAACAATCACCCTAAGTTTGCGGCGATCATGGCGCAGCCTCGGCGGGTCGAAGTGCCGTTCGAGTTCGATTTATTCGGGCACTCATTCAAGGCCAAGCCTGACGCGATCATCGACTCGATGCGGCTTATCCTCGACATCAAGACAACTGACGACGCAAGCCCGCACAGGTGGCAATGGTCGGCGGTTGATTATGGGTATCATCGGCAAAACGCCATTTACCGAGAGGCGTTGCGTAACGATACCGGCGAATGGTATCGATTCATTTTTGCAGTTGTCGAAAAGCCGAAACCATCGACGCGGGGCATACCGCCAACGGTGGCATTGTACGAGCTTGACCCTGATACGGTTTTGATGGGCTACGAGGATACCCAAAAGTTAGTCCAGGATTACGAGACAAGACGAGAAACGAACAATTGGCAGCAACCTTACAGCAGCGGGATTGTCCCGTTGCGGTTGCCAAAACGAACGGTTTACGAGGGAGAATAGCGATGACGAAAACAACAACAGATCAACCAGCGGCGGCGGTAGAGATTCCGCTATCGGGCGAACAGACAGCGGGCACAGTTACGGCAGTCCAGGCGGTTAAGAAAGCCCCTACATTCCGAGAGCGATGCTACGATATTAGCCTTGGGATGCTCACGACCTGGGTAGGCGAAGAAAGGGCCAAGGAATCAGCCGGTCGCGTCTCGGCGGCATTGGCAGCGGCCAGGGCAAGCGCAAAAGACCCTACCGACTTCGATTCCTGCACCTTGCAGAGCATCGGGCAAGTGGTGGCGGTTTCGGCTCTTACTGGCATCTACCCATCGACGGGGGCAGCGGCTTTGGCCTATGCGATCCCGCGACGACCTCGCAAGGGCGAAGCTCCACAGCTAACCTACCAGCTTTCCCATCGGGGTTTGAACGCTTTAGCAAACCGGGCAGGATCGCACATGGTCGCGATTCCGATCGGCCACAGCGATCAGATCGAGGTAACTGAAACCGGGGACGCGGTTGTTAAGTGGATGGACCTGGACAACCCACCAACAACCGAAGCGGAACTGCGGGGCGTTGTGGTTTTGGTCAAGAGGCATGACACAGGCACGCTTCTATGCTCTGCCTGGGTTGCAAAAAAACTCATCGACCAGCGGCGGGAGACCTCGGACTCGTACCGATATGCCGAGAAACCCGGGAATGAGTGGGCGAAATCTTCTAGCCCTTGGCACGCATGGCCGGTCCCGCAAGCGATGAAAACGGCGATGCATTACGTCATAGGCAGGGGGCTTTGCGTAATCGACGATACCGAAGCTCAGCGGGCTTTGTCGGCTGACGTTCAAGGCGATATCATCGACGTTGAATCCAGGCCTCTGAATCGCGTCGCGCTCGGACGCAACGAGCTACCAGCAATCGAGGGGCCAGCGGAATAGCGAACCAGGATCGTCCAGGGGGTCAGCCAATGTTCGCTTCATGCGGCGTGCTGAGCAACTGTCCAAGGTTGCCGATCCTTTTGCCAACCCACTTCGGGGCGGCGTATGGAGGTATCCAATGACATGGCTAATCGTGTTTTTTGTTTTTGTGTGCTTGGTTGTTTTGGTTTTTTCCTAGGGTGCAAGTCACCCGCATTGTATGAAATCATCGAGGTTAAACATGGGTCGGAAGTGCTCGATATGCACCGATGGAATCGAGGCGTCTGGCGTGGACAAATGCCCCAAGTGCCAAGACTTGACAGACTTGAATATCGATCGGATTTCAATCCTGCTTCGGCACGCCAAGAAAATCCCGCGACGAGCCGAGCGGTACCTGGCCCGGGTCGAACACTTCCGAGAGATCGACGCTAAGACAGAGCAACCGCCGAAGGCTGTCGTCGAGGTGATGCCCGAGCCGGTTATCGAAAAGCGTTGTAAGATTTGCGGAACGCCACCACGGCTCAAGGATCGCAATTGCTGCCGGGAATGCTTCGGCATCAAAAAAACGATCAGCGACCCCTACGAGATTTGCCAATTCTTGATTCAAAAGCGACCGGAAAAGGCGGCTCAGTATCAAGCGATGGCCGACCAACACAGGCAGCGGTTGATCGAAGCTTCGGCAGACGCAGAAAGGGAGATCCGAACGAACAGACGGCTAGCGGCTTTGGCGGCATCGACCAAGCCATGTAAGCCGAGGATCACAACGACCAACGGGGTTGAGTCGACGTTGAATTACTACAGGTGCGGGCGTTGTCGAAACGTATTGACAAGGCCGAATTGTTTAGTTTGTGAAATGGTGATTAAGGGAGAAATTCAAGATGATTGAAAAGATCGAGGCATTTTGGACCAGCGCAACGGCTGACGATGTTGCGAAAATCGCGAACACTCGAAAGTCAATTCAGGCTAGGTTCAGGGATGAAGACAATGAAGACTGGGTAGATTGTTTGCTTGTAGGCTGGAAATTATCCAAGCATCTTCCGGGCGCAAGGTGGATCGATGCAGACGGCGCAATGTGGAATCACTGCCAAGTCTACCGCGAGCCCTCCTGGTACGCCAACAAGCCCGATCCGGGGCCGGGGTTCAGGTTGCTAGGGAAGTTTCCCGATGAGCCGAAGCTGGGAACGGACGATTGCTGGAACCCTTCCGAAAGAAAATGGCAGCAAGTTAAAAACGACGACGGGATCCAGGAGTACCAAGCTTGGTATCGCCGGCGCATCGAGGCGGTGGAGCCTGAGCAGATCAAACTTGACGAGGGCAGTAAATGCCCGATACAAGGGTGTTCTGGAGTGCTTAGGTTTCGACCAGTCAAAGACTGTGCCTGTCACATTAGGCCACCTTGCTCGCACTGCGAGGACAATCCGCCGCGCTGCGAGGCCTGCGAATGGGCAATAGGCGATCCAGTTGAGCCGGTTGAGCCTGGACCACAGCACTACATTTTGCGGGTCGGCGATTCGGTCGAGACCCCGAGCGGGCAATTAGTTAAGGCTGTGAGTCCAGGCGTCGAGCAAATCGAATTCAAGCTAAAAGCAGGCTTCAAAGCGACCCTACCCAACGGCCAGACGATCACGGCTACAGAAAAAGGCTTTGAGGTGACGCAGTGATTAATCCAAAGTGGTTTCTTCTAAGGCACTTTTTCGCGAGGCACTGGAAGCCGTTCTTCTCGGAGGTCGCGATTGCGTTTTCGGTTATCGCTGTTGCGTTTGCCGTCACGCTCTGGATAGCGATTGAAATCGAACAAGGCAGCGACAGCGAACCCCAACGATACACAGTCCATTTTGACGGCATCGACTACCAAGATTTGACGCGAGACTACCACGGTCTATCCAGGAGCCGAGCGGAATACAAAACCAAAGCGGGCAAACGTATTGAATTTCACGGCAATTTTTATGAGGTTGAGCAATGAGCAAACAATGGAAAGACAAGACGCTCGGAGGGCCGTCGACCGAAGGGCTTGAGGTGCGCAACATTCGTGACGGCGTTATTTATGGACATCGAGTCATTGAGGCCGAGATCCTAAGGCTGGGGCAATGGAAGAACGCAGTTTTTTACCGGGACGGACGATACGCAGGATTGGACGTTTCCATAAATGATCGATCGCTAGATTTAGTGGAGGTGACGCAATGAGCAAACAATGGCAAGCAACGACCAAGGGCGGGCATGAATACAGGATCACAACTAGAGATCCGGATTCAGATTACCCGTTACGCGGCGAGGTCGAAGATTCGGGGTTTGTGGTCTACGTCCAATGGAAGGAAGACGGCAGGGTTTACCTAGACGCCGAAAGCCAATACGACCTAATCCCGATCGAACCAGAGGCCCCTAACCCCGCGAAGGTGCGAGTTGATTTAGCCCTGGCGGCGATGGCGTACAAGCTAGCTTCCGACGCAACGCAAGCGGCTATGGAAAGAGAAAGCGATGCCGACGAGAAACTTCGAGAGGCTATGAGGGCATGCGAAAAGGAAAACGCTTTGGTCTCGATTCACGGCGAACTATTTCTGTTTCAGATCGACGAGGACGGCTGTATTTTTACTGAGCAAATCGAGGTGCTGTAATGATGCGACAATGGCAACCAACGACACGCGGCGGCTACTGGGTGCTAAACATCGAGCCGGTCGATAGCGAGGGCGAATACTACGAGCTTCGCGGACAAGTCGGCAATCACAGCAACCAACCGCCGAGCGAAGATCCGGCAGACTGGCGCTGGGAAACTTGGCGAAGCGATGGGCGGTATATGGTCGGGAAGGAAAGCGTTTTTGATTTAATGGAGGTGCAAGAATGATCTACATCTACAAAGCCGAACTAATCCGCGTAGTCGATGGCGATACGGTCGACCTGATTGTTGACCTGGGATTCGATACGTCACGCAAAGAGCGATTCAGGCTCTACGGCGTCGATGCACCGGAGATGAATACCGCTGAGGGCAAGGCAGCTAAGGCGTGGCTATGGTACGCACTGCAGCCCCTTGAGGCGATCTACGTTCAGACGATCCAGATAGAGACGAAAGCTAAGCGCGACAAGTACGGGCGGTTTTTGGCGGTGCTTTATCGCGAACAGCCAACGGGCGGTTTTGCTACGCCAGAATTTCTACATTCGGCGTCGATCAATTCCCGAATGATTGTCAGAGGTCACGCAAAGGAAAGGTATTGGTAAATGAACCCCTACGAACCCCCTGACGCCAACGAAAACCAACTCGACCGGATCGAGCGGAAGATTGATAAGCTGAATGGCGAATTCGCGTTGACGCTAATGACGGGCGCGATTCTTGCAACGGCTTGCCTGTTTGCGCTTGAGGTGCTTCGGCTTAATGGGTTTAAGTTTTAGAAAGGCTACTCGATGAAATTTGAACTACACCACGGCGATTGCCTCGACGTACTCAAGACCCTTGCTGATTGCTCGGTCGATGCGATTGTTACAGATCCTCCTTATGGGCTATCCTTTATGGGAAAGCGTTGGGACTACGACGTACCTACCGAAGCGGTTTGGGTCGAATGCCTGCGCGTACTCAAGCCAGGAGGCCACTTGTTGGCCTTCGCGGGGACTAGGACGCAACACAGGATGGCGGTAAGGATCGAGGATGCAGGCTTTGAAATCCGCGATATGATCGCTTGGGTATACGGGTCCGGCTTTCCCAAGTCTCTCGACGTCTCGAAGGCGATCGACAAGGCGGCAGGGGCAGAGCGGGAGGTGATCGGTATGTCAACCAATGGTAGCGGCGCGCAACCAAACAAACTGAACAACCACACTACGGGTGACACTGGAATTGGTTACGCTGACGGAAGCGGAAAAACTTTTAACATCACCGCTCCCGCTACCGAAGCGGCTAAGCAATGGGAAGGATGGGGAACCGCCCTCAAGCCTGCCCTAGAGCCGATAACCCTAGCCCGCAAGCCCCTCATCGGGACCGTTGCAGCCAACGTACTCGAACACGGAACCGGCGGGCTGAATATTGATGGGTGTAGGATTGGGACAGAAGGGGCAACTAAAAGAAGCCACCAAGAACCGTACGGCGAGGGAGGGCGGGGAGACCAAGGTGGGGCACAGAACTGGAGGACAGGCCACAAGATTGAAGACATAAACGCGGGAAGATGGCCTGCCAACTTTATCCACGATGGCAGCGAGGAGGTGCTGGCGTTGTTTCCTCAGACGACAAGCGGGAGCCTTACGGGGCAACCAAGAACGGAAAACAAAATCTATGGCAGCGCGGCGAATACGCTCGGGACACCTAGATTCCATGAAGGCGACTCAGGCAGCGCAGCACGATTTTTCTATTGTGCTAAAGCAAGCCGCGACGACCGGGACGAAGGGTGCGGGGCGTTTGAGCTAAAGGCTGCGGGAGGTTTATCGGGAAGAAACGACG